AATTGTAATTGAGAAATCCGCCAAACATCTTAGCAGTTAGTTCAACGTACTGTGCATAGAAATCATATGTTGCAAGTCCGCCCATTTGATTACCGTTTAACAAGTAAGTGTTTAATGCCGCAGCACTAAATGGTTCAAAGGCAGTACCTTCTCCGCCATTGTCAAAACCAATTGTACGTCTAAACACTTGTCTAACAGTTTTAATTTCTCTGGGTAGTGTGTAGATGTTTGTATGATCTGCTAAAGTTAAAAAAGTATAACTTTCTTCAAATGCATTCTCTGCTCTTTGACGATACACACCTAGACTTCTTTGATATGCACTCTCATAATGAGCTGCATCTAATTCAATGTCGATGATACCGTCGCCCATTTGAAGCTTTACATAATCAATTGCTTCTTGTTTAAGTGTATCTAATGTTTGATCGAGTGTTTCAGTTGCCATGTATACCATCCTTGACAGTATTTATGAAAACTACCAAGCCTTGAGTATTACCACATGTTCGTTTCCGCGACCATTGTACTTGATCTCAGTTGATTTAATACTAGCAAATTGTTTTCTATTGTTGGGCTTACCACCATTCATTAGTTCTTTGATCTGCTCTGCTGGTTTACGCAGTGTTTTCTGCACACTCTTGTTTGGATCAAAACCAATTACACTGTTGCTTTTTATACTGTAGGTTTGTATTACTTCGTCAGCAATTACATATATCAACTTACGTGTTTTAGTATTGTAAAGCCATGCTTCGGTACCACCAACCATTTTTTCACTGCTAATACTGGTTAAGCCAAGTTCCTCAAACTTCTTAAGATACTTAAACTTCCTAGTTAGTTGTGCAGGTGTCTTTGCTTTAGCTGGTCGTGGTTGACGATCTGCTTTTTTAACTTGTACATAACTTGCACATTCACCAACTGCACGTTCTAAAAACTTTTGTAAACTACGTATCTGCAACTTCCCAAGATGTGAGTAACCTTCTGCTAATTGTGCAACTAGGTCTTGTTCAAGCTCTGACATTTTTTCAAGTTGTTTCTTTGTCAGAGGTGTCATTAACTCGTTAATTTCATTTAATTGTGCTTTAAGTGGATCAGCAATAATATCAATTGTTTGTGGCGGGCAACCTTCAGCACGCAATAGTTTCATCAATGAAAACTTATCTGGATCTTTGTAACCACCGTTGACAAACTCGTCAATTAGATCATGTACTGCACCTTCTATATCCAGTGTCTTATCTCGCATGTTTTCTTGTATAGTTTTACGAACAACAGGTTCTCTGGTGTTGTCTACTACTAATGTAGGAGCAGGAGCAGTTCTATCAATTGCTTCTGCAATTTTTCGTTTTATAAATTCACTAACAGGACGTATACTACCCATTGTTCCAGGTAATGTTTGCCAGTATGCGTCATGATCTGGATGCATATCTGGCATACCTTGTCGTATACATCTTGCATATATGCTTGGATACACCATGCCATTGTGTCCATGACGTTTCATTGTGGCAATATCTTCTTTGCTATAATTGGTTTCTTTCATCCAGGCAAGTAAGTCAGGAAATATATCAATAGGCTTTTTCTCAGCATAATACCAATCAGTGGTTTTCATTTTATACCTGTGAAATGCCTGACCACTCATGTCCAATGCAGTTGTCCAGCTCGGATCTAGTGCTTTACTGCGTTGCTTTCTTACCACTGGTTTCTTTTTACGAGTACCTGGCTTTAATAAGTTTTTGCCTTTTGCCATATCTTGCTCCTATATCTAACTGTTACAAAGAGTATAACATGTATATAGTATATGTCAACCGAAAAGTTCCTAAAGTTTTTTTAGCCATATGTAAATAAAAGGTTGACTTATCCTATAACTGTGTTATTATATATGTACAGTTAGAAAATAGGAGAAGTATATGAAAAAAGCAATACAAATTACTGCAATGGTAAAAGAAGATGGTGTAAGTGTCGAGTATGAAACTGCAAAACATGATTCAATTAGTCTTGCAGAAAAAGACTTGTTTTGGATGGTAGAGACAACTAAAGCATCTGGCAAATTTGACAGTGTAGAAGTTGGTAAAAGTGTGTTTAATATTGTAGAAGACTACAGTGATGAAATGACGGATCTTAAATATGGATAGTAGAGAATTTCAATTATACGAGAAACGTATAGACAACTGTTGGCATGCCGCTGACAGTTTTGAAGAAGGCACATGGGGCAAAGATTTTTGGAGTCAAAATGCTATGTATCTATTGCGTAAAATGAATCAAAAAATAAATGAGGAGAAGTAAATGAAATTTATTCTTATATCAATGATGCTGGCCAACCCAGTAACTTATGCAGATAAGGCAACCTGTCAAATTGCCGCTGATGCACTTAACCAAATTGAAGTTGAAGCAGTGTGTATTCCTGCAGGTATAAAAAATCAGGATTCTAGTGATAGAATGGTTGCTCATATGCTGAAGATGATTAAGAGGCTAGAACAAATGAAAATTGATTTGGAAGGTGCCAAATGAAACAAACTTTATTAGGCTTACAATTTGATACAAACCCGTATCTTAAAGGCATACAACTTGTACTTGACTTTAAAAAGTATGAGTTAAGTATTGTCCAACACGCAGGTAGTTACGGTGGTAATAAAGGTTTATATGAAATAATGGTAAGTGATTCAACAGGTGGTGTTGAACTTCCTGGAGTTACCGAGCCGGGTGATACTGTCAAGGGTTTTTTAACATTAGAAGACGTCAGTAGCATTTGTAAAAAGATGACCTCTATCACAGGCAACGAACCAGTTAAGGTTGCCATCTAAGTCCATAAATACAGTAAGAAGGATTACTGTATGCCTAGACTAAGTTTATATCGCCCAAATCGACAAAACGATTACAAATTTATTGACCGCACTGTTATGGAAATGTATCAGGTTGGTGGTGTTGATATGTTTGTTCACAAATATCTCGGACCTATTGTTACCGGAGATGACAGTTCAAGTGTAAGCGGAGGCACACAAGATGCCACACAGCCTGCTTATAACACTGAGAATCCACTGTTTATTGAAGATTTGTTTTTATTAGAAAATAGAAACAGAAAGTATGATGACGATGTGTATCAGATGCGTGGCGTTTATAATGCACAAGATATTGATTTTGACCTAAGTCAATTTGGATTGTTCCTAAACAACGACACATTGTTTATTACATTTCACTACAACTTTATGATAGACACAATTGGTCGTAAACTCATGAGTGGTGATGTCCTTGAACTACCAAACCTTAAAGATTTTAACCCTCTTGATAGTGGTATCGCTAGAGCTATACCTAAATATTATGTAATACAAGATGCTTCTTTTGCAAGTGAAGGATTTTCACAAACTTGGCTTCCGCATTTGTGGCGTGTTAAAGCAACACCACTGGTAAGTGCTCAAGAATACAATGATATACTCGATAAGCCGTTTGAAGTTGAAAATATTTGGGACAACGGAAACTATTATCCAAGCGGAAGTATTGTTCTCAGTGGAGATACTTATTACAAAGCAATAGCCGATGTTGATCCTGGCGTTGAGATTACTGATACTACTAAGTGGAAAGAATTTGCACCTGCAAGCGAACGTGATACTTTTGGTACAGTTGTAAAAGATACAGAGATCAACGATGCAATACTTACTCAAGCAGAATACGAAGTTCCACTTAGTGGATACGATAGTGTAAAATTTTATATTGTTCCTACAAACGAAGATGGAACACCTGCAGATCCGAACAGTTACACAGTAGACAACACAGGTATTACTGTAGATACAACCAATGTTAATGTTGATGGACAACCAGTGTCTCCTAGAGCAAATGGATATACACTAGGATACCTAACTGGAGACGGACTTGCTCCAAACGGGTTGCCTGTAACTCCTGGTATTAGTTTTCCAAGCAACCCACAAGATGGAGATTTTGCACTTAGGCTTGACTATTACCCTAATAGACTTTTTCGCTACAACGGTGCAAGATGGGTTAAGTACGAAGACGATGTGAGGACCAATTTGACACCAGGTGATATAACAAAAGCAGTTACAGGCTACGGCAACGTCCAATCGCAGACACAGCGTAGTGGTTTTGTAAACAACACAAATGAAACTAACACCGAAGATCGTGGTAAAATACCAGAGCGTCAATCACTTAGCAAGTTGTTGAAACCGCAGGCTGATAATTAATGGAACAATTTTTTTATGACGAACAGATACGTCGATTTCTCCTACAGGTTACTAGAGTTTTTTCAAACTTCCAAGTAGAGTACGGATACACAAAAGACGATCCACAAAAGGCTGCACTTTATCGTGTACCTGTGAGATACGGCGATGCTACACGTCAAGCACAGACCATCATACAACAGAATAGTGCAAATGCATTGCCTAGTACACCATTGATGACTTTTCATATTACCAACTTAAACTATGCAAGAGATAGAGTACAAGATCCTTATTTTGTACAAAGACAAAACGTCAGACAACGAGAGTGGAATACTGAAAGCGAATCATACGAAACAACTCAAGGCACTGCATTTACAATTGAAAAACTTATGCCAGTTCCTTATGACCTTGAGATAAATGTTGACATATGGACTTCAAACACTAACCAAAAATTACAAATATTAGAACAAATATTAACCTTGTTCAACCCAGGATTAGAAATACAAAGCACTGATAACTTTATTGACTGGACCAGTCTAAGTGTTATGTATCTCGAACAAGTAACATGGAGTTCAAGAAATATCCCAATGGGAACAGATGATCCTATTGACATTGCCACACTTAGATTTGTAATGCCAATATATATTTCGCCTCCAGCCAAAGTTAAGAAACTTGGAGTTGTTGAAAAAGTCATTGCCAGTGTATTTGATAGTGGTGGTGATATCAAAGAAGCAGTATATAACAGTGATTTACTAATGGGTACTAGACAGAAATTTACACCTTATAACTATCAGACATTATTACTAGGCAATAAATTACAAGTTCTTGAACAGAAAGCAGTGGTCACAAATAACTCAGGAGTGCAAGTTCCAACTGCTCCTCCTAGTAATTTATTGTGGCATACTGTAGTTGATCTTTATGGAAGTCTTCGTTCTGGAATAAGTCAAATTCGCTTGGATAATCCTTATGATGATTCAATTATAGTAGGAACTGTTTCATATGATCCTACTGATGATAGATTTCTATTATTTACAGTCGATCAAGATACGGTTCCTCAAAATACACTAGATGCAATAAACGCAATTGTAAATCCACAATCAAAAGGTCCCGGAACAACTGCTGGATTGCCAGTATCAGCAACCGGACAAAGGTATTTGTTTGTTAGCGATACAGGTAGTGAAAGTACAACTAATCCAGGTTTTGCCCAAGCATGGAGAGGCACAGATGGAACAACATTAGTTGCAAATACAAACGATATAGTGGAATATGATGGAACCAAATGGAATGTTGTTTTTAATGCCAGCAACAATACTTCTGATATAGTACAATACGTGACAAATTTAACTACAAGTATTCAATACAGATGGGCAGATAGTCAGTGGTTAAAAAGTTATGAAGGGTTGTATCCAGAAGGTGAATGGAGTATTGTACTTTGATTAATGCAGTAGGCGTTTGGTTTTACAGTGTGACAACAGACAGGTATCTATATCTACTACGCAATGATGTAAAAAATCCTGGTTGTTGGGGGTTGCCTGGAGGTAAAGTAGATGCAGGCGAAAATCTACAAGAAGCTCTAACACGAGAATGCACAGAAGAAATTGGTATATGGCCAGAAGCTATTAAACTTGTTCCTATTGAAAAGTTTACTAGTATAGACAATAAATTCTCATATCACACATTTTTTTGTTTGGTTGAAAACGAATTTGTTCCGATACTAAACAACGAACATTATGGATATAGTTGGATAAAATCTGGTGTGTGGCCAAAACCATTACATCCTGGTTTGTGGACCACGATAAACTTTAAAGAAATACTAGATAAGATTGATGGTATAAAGCAGTTTCAAATATCACAATGTGAAACAAACTGACCGTACTTCCATTGAATAAAGTTTCTATTTTGTCTCCATTGATCTGGAGCAAGTTTACCATCTGATACGTATATAAATTGCACACTTGGATAGGTTGTTATAATCTTATTGAGTTCGTTGATTTTCTTTTGATTAACACTTTCATCTTCGTTAGTGGCGTCTGCACCGATCAAGTATATTTCTTTGTGTCCATCAAAACACGCTAACCAAGCAGCAACTGAAACACTATTTCCTCGTTCACCATAGGGAACTAGATAAAATTCACCAGGATTAGCAATACAATTTCTTGCATTACTGTACACAGTTACTTTTTCACTGTATTTTTGTTCACGTATTTCAGCAAGTTTTTCAGGATTGTACTCTACGTAAAAGTCACATTGCATTTCTTTCCAGCAACCTTCAGTTCCATAACTTTGTAAACGTTTACGACCTAAATGCCATCCTGCGTGTTTTTCTATGTTGTTTTTTAGATTGAATTCACCGTGAAGTTTTGTGTTGCGTCTACTTTGACCGTTTCCAATAACCACTGCACGTCCTGAGATGTGTTGGTTCTCAATTGGATTTTCAATCCATTCACGTTCTTGAACTTTTTTACCATCTTTGATTGTGTTGCTTGTGATTACAAACTCGCCATCGTAATCAGTTCTATATCTTTCAGACACTAGAGCCTGCCTACTACTACTTCAATTGTACCTTCTGTTCCACTAAAGTCTTCTAAGGCTTTTCCGATCACTGTGCCCATTGCTGGATTAGATTCTGCTCTTGCACGACCGTCTGCTGTTGATACCATCATGTCACCCTTGTGTACAGGTCCAACAACTTTTGTTGGAACTCTTCCTGTAAGTGCTAACGCAACTGTGAGAGTTCCTTGTAAATCACTATTCATTAAGTAAGCTGGATCTGTAGATACTACACCTGCAACTTTTGGACTTGCATCTTGATTACTTACTGTAACTTCTAACGCACCATCAAAAATTAAAACTGTTCCAGGGTCATATGCTGAATCAGCAGTGTAACGCTCAGCTAAATCAGCGTATCTAGCGGCAGTTGCTGTTAATGTAGCAACACCGGCAGTAAAGTTACCTGATACATCTCTTGCTATAATAGTACTTGCAGTATTTGCACTAGTGGCATTTGATGTAACAGTAAATGTTGCAGTTTCTGCGTTTGCACTACCACTAAGACCAGTACCACTTACTGCACCAATGGCAACATAGCTACCAGTTGTGTCAGTTCCTAATGCAACCGAGTTAGCTGCGATAGTTGCAGTTAATGTGCCACTTGCTAAGTTTGTAAGTGTTACACTACCTGTTAAATCACCACCTAGTGTGATTGTTGGATCACTTGTTGCAGTTGTTGTGATACTTGCAGTATCACCTGCATTTGTAAATGTAGCACTACCTGTAACCGCACCTGTTAAGGAGACTGTAACTGCACTTGATAATCCACCAG